AAACATGTAGAAGTAAGTTGAGGTTATATTAATACCAAACTCACCACTTAAGTTCCCTTCCCAAGCTATATTAATAAAGTCGGGGTCTAGGGTTAAATCGCTAATGTAATTATCATTACCGAGTAACTTAATGAAATCATAATTGTTTTCATTATCAAGAAGGAATGATGTACTAAGCATTGCAGCTTTTGCCTCATCCTTACATAATTGTGTCAATAATGCTATTTGTGTTAATGACAAATTATAACGCTTATCCCTAATTGCTGATATTAAAGTCAAGAAATTATCGGGATTAGTAAGAGCCTTATCAACCATAATTGGCGAAGGCGCTGTGATCTCACCATAGGAGGTCCAGATACGTTTACAGAACTCGAAGACTTGTGGGGGTTTTCCCTCCCAATTCTTTAATCTGTGAACACAAGTATCAGGGGTAAAACCCTTATACTGGTTGATTTCTACTCCAAGATACTTAACGATTTTCTCGTAGTTTCTATGGAAATCATCGCCTAGGTGATTGAAAAAATCATCACCTATGATGAATGACTTTGAAAAATACTCTTGAAGATTATCTTTCCCCGTCATAAAGTATGCAGTTAAACCTATACGATGATGGTTTAAGGCGTATTCATTCCATGAGGTTTGGAAACCCATGGGTTGACCACAATTATAGAGGATAAGTTCCCCTGTAGTTGAAAGTTTATACTGAACTCCTGTAAGGAGATCAGACCATAAATGATAAATTCCTGGAGCTTTTATGCTAAGGAATTCACCTTGGAAGACCTTCGGCGTTCTGTCCGTGGCCTTAGATTGATCTGCTGAGAAGCAGACTGAATTGGGAGTTAAACTCTCAACAGCTTTCCAAAAGGCAATATTATGCGATTTGGTACCATCATTTGGTAACCGGGCTAGAATAGAGCTGTTCCAGTCCTGCAACGGTTTTAATGTTGACTGGACTAGACCCATACCTCTACTGAAGAATCGGGATTTAAACACTTCATACTTTGGATCGGTATAACCGTACCAAGGTGGTGTTGATTCTCTAAAAGGTTTTAAAAACCGTAGGGGGCCATTAAGAATCTCTTGATTTTGTAAAATAAGAGAATTTAATACATGGTTTTTTGTATAATCTACAATTCCATAATTTTGTCTGTCATGGTCTGAAGATCATGATAGGTTGTCATATTAGCTAACCATAAATCTGGTAGCTGACATGATACTACATTACCATTAGCGGTATTGCTGCTAGATACATATAAACCAGTAAATCTGGATAATTGTTCTCT